ACCAGCTGCTGCGGCCTTTTCTAATAATTCATTACTCATTTTTATTTCACCTACCTTATTTTAGTTAAAGATTTCATTTACGGAACCGAGGAAAGCTCCAGACCATTTTGATTTTGATTTAGTAAATACCTCAGACCCGCCAAGGTCAGAGGACTTCTTAATTGCGGTATCGCCTTCTACGGCATCTACCTGCTTTTGAACACCTTCGATGGTGCCCTTTATTTCTGACACAGCATCACTAAGTGCGCTGTGCTTTTCTGCCAACTCAAGAATTCTAGCATCGACATTTTTGCTGAAGGCTTCGACAGATGTTTTAATTTCTGTAACCTGTGCAGCAGATGCCTCTGTAGCCTTTGTGAGTGTATCGGAGAAAAAGCCTTTTAGATCGCCTAACATTTTTGCAAAATCAGGTTCATCAACCATAACTTCTACTGTATCGGCTGCTTTTTCAACGTTGTCGGCAGAGGTATCTTCAACTGTAGAATCTACAGCTTCCAATGATTTGTCAAAAAGATTGACGTTTGAGTCATTGTTAGCTTCCGCTACAACTGTCTCAACTTCTGGAGTAACTTCGGCTGGCGCTTCAACAACTGCTTCTGCAGCTACTTCAACATCATTACCTACATTAAGTTTTTCCATGTCATTACCTCCTTCTACGTTTGCCTGTTTTGCTAATTGTGTTTCAGGCAACGGTAATCTTGACTTCTTGAATGAAGCAAGAATTTTATCTATTTCTTTTGACTTGTTAATGTCTGAACTTTCTACCCAACCGATTAGCGCAGCTGGTTTTCCAGATATTGGTGAATCAAAAGTTTTTTCTGTGGACATAAACACTGAGTCGCTGTCTTCGCAATAAAAAATATTTTCTGTTACTACACTTGTAGCAAGGCCTTTGTAAATCATTTGCCCATTAACTTTTTCGATTGACAAAATATTACATAGCTCATTTGCTGGTGAGTCAACAATTGAAAGTTCAACAAGATCATAGTCTTTAATAAATCTAACTGCTTCTCCTGTTGCCTTGTTAACCTCATTGTCTGATTCTTTAATCTTTCCGCCGATTGAAAAACCAGAAAGAGTGCCATCAAGAACTTTCTCCCAAGTATCTTGTGCACCCTTTGAAATGTATGAAGTTACATAAACTCCATTGTAAAAAGTTTGAGACTTTTGGTCATAGTATGTTTCTGGCTTAAATGAAACAACTTTACCAACTGCATTTGACTGATGCATCTCACGAAGGTTGCCTCTAAAGTTTTCAAAAGCTTTTACGCTTGCTTCTGCTGTGACAACATCTCCTGTTTGGTCAACATTATCTAATGTTGCAAAACCAGATACAGTTCTATTTTCTCGATTAACCTTAGTGAAAGGAATCGACAAATGTAGGTTTTCGCCATTACTAGACCAATGGCCTTTTTCAATGTTCATATGGTCAATTTTAGTGGTTTATCTACTATAACGCAAATAACAGTTGATTAAACTTATTTGACTTTTGGACCGTCGCCCTTTGGATTTCTAGCTTCTCCGCTTTTATCTGGGGCATTTGCGGATCTTTGCTGATCTCGCTTTTTATTGCCCGTCGACTTTGCTTTTTGATCGGCTACTTGCTGGGGCTTTAAATCCACCATTTCGTCTCCGCCTTCAACAGTTGTCATATTCTTTCTAAGACGAACTTCGTTAGGGGTAATAACCTGCATTCTCAAATAAATTTCATCAATACGGCTTTGAGTTTCCTCATCAGTAAGACTTAATTCGTTAAACTTTAATTGCACAACATCTGTCTTTTCTGCAATTAAATAATTCAATTTCTTTTCAAGTCTATCTTGTGATGGACGGCAAACCTGCTCTTTAAATGTCTTATCAGCATCCCTGGCAGCGGCTAAATTGATTCCTTCTGGAATACCAATTTTGCTAATTGGAACACGATGAGCTAACAGAATTTCATCTCTATTAGACTTACGATAGATATTAAATGAGGACTCTTGTTCTCCTGCTTCAATTGGCTCCATCTTAAATTCAGTTTTTGAATCTGGAGTGTCTGCTGGAAGTGGGATATAAAGAGATCTATGATTCTTTCCCTTTAATCCGACCTGGAAAAATTCAAGAAGTTTTCTTTCTGATTCTGGGGAAAGCTTTGCTCCCTTTACTGTAATAATATATCTTGGGACCGCCTTATTTTCAAAGTAGTCTAAGTTATATCTACCAGCAAATTCGTTTCCTGCCAGGGCTTGCTGTGCTGCAATAATATCTGGTACTCCGTAGTAGTTATTCATTGGAGTGTATTTCTTTAAATGAATAATCTCATTTGGTCTATCTTCTTGACCAGCAATTGGACTTGGAGTTTCAAGATCACCAAAGTTGCGGAAGTAAACTGCCTTTCCATAAAGTAGCTGAATAAATCCGTCACGGAATCTACGTACACGCATCGTTTTAGCTGGTATATGGCCTATATAGCCTATATCTCCAGCAGTGGTACGTCCTATCTCTATGTACCCGTTTCCAGTCGCCTCAAGGTCTGTGTAGGCTTTTATAAGGGTCTCTGTAAATGATTCTTCTTCATTGCAATCATCTAGCCATTTGTCTAGCTGAGTTTTAATTCTATCAATTTTTGAACGAGCTCTATCTGCCTGTTTTTGATCAGTTATAGCATCCATTGCATCTTTTGCTTTAGATGTTTCTGTAAACATATATCCTAGGCCAACAATATTTGAAACCTTAGCATTGATGGCTGCATAGTTATAAGTAGAGACTTCATAAATTTTTGAAAGGTATTCTAAGTTATATGTTGGCTCTACGAGATCAAATAATGCATATCCGCTAATTGCTTGCTGAAGAAGATTCTGTTGTGTGCCTACGCCAGATGTTCCAACAAATGCTTTTGAAAAATCACGATTAATTTTACGTTTAAAATTTGTTCCAAGGCCTCTTAATTTTTTAATTTCTTCTAGACCTATTTTAAATGGATCTTCTGACTCTTCTGCTTTTTGAAAATGAAACCAGTCAGATGTATTTGAAATATCTATTGTATTTGATGAATTGTCATCTTCTAAAAATTCTATGTTGCGTGTCATTGTACTTTACCGCCTCTTAGTACAGAGTCTTTATAGACTCCGATATCGTATGGGTCTGGTGGGAGTCCCCATTTAAGTCGTTGTTCTTGTTCTGCAAGCTCTTCGTCATCAATCTTTCTGCGCCCAGATAAAAATTTGGGTTCACCCTCATAAATACCATATGAGCGAACTTCTCTAGCCAAAGCATCGATTCTGGATCTATTGCCTTTGATTGACGTGATCGAAAGAAAATTCCCATCGTCATCTCCAATCCATCTGCCGTCTGGCATCATCCATACGTATATGCCTAGGGTTGTCTCTTCGACAATCTTAGTATTTTTCTTTAAGATATCCATAGACCATAATCATACCATTATCTAGTGCCAAAGTCCAGATTTTGTACCAACAATTACACTAAATGGTTATATTTGAACCAGCTAATTCAATAGAATAAATAGAGTAGGGCAATGAGTCATTACCAGATGCAGACTCTGATATCGATAGTCCTTCTGACCCAACTGAGTTAGACCAGTTGCCAATATAATAATTATAATGGTTTGTTATTTGGCTTAAAGTTAAGGCTGTTGGATATATGGCAATATTATTATAGTTTGATCCTAGGCCGTACGACGTGCCAGCAACATTTTGATTAATTTTAATTAAGCCAGAAGTAACGCTTGAAAGAACTAAGACTACGTGATGTGGGAACCCTACTGTAAAGTAACTTGAGCAGTTTGTTTGGGAAGTCACATCTTTCCCATTTACGTATACACTTGTAATCCCACTCTTATTTATGGTGCCGTCTGTGAGCCATTCAAATATTTTTGATCCATTTGAAAATAAAACATTTTTGCCCGATCCTGGGGTATATATCATTTCAATAGACCTAGAGGGTGATGCTGCTTCTATATTGAAACCTCCAGATTCATGCATTGATAATCCATTATATCTGCTATATGAAAGTATTCTTTCGTTATACCTAGACAAATCATAGTCTTGGTCTGAGTATATTCTGTCTCCAGAGTTATCTGCATAGTAGTCCATATTATTAAAAAAATCAATTGAAACGGACTCTATTTTTGGAATATCAAATGATGTATCGGATGAGGACATTGTTGTTCTTACATAAACACGTTCATATGTAGTTAAATTATTTTTTGTAAAATAAGGCAATGATTTATTATTGTAACAAGTTTGCCATCCAGATAATCCGTCTAAACTTATTTCAAATAATATATTTTCAAAGTCTGGTTCATACTTTAGTTGTGAACTGTTTATTCCAATTCCAGATGGAACAATTATCTCTTGTGTAAAATTAAAACTGGCTGGGGATGCGGTGTCAGTTTTAGCAAATGTAACATAGTCATGATCTATAGATAGAACTGCATCTCCATTAATTAGATCTGACCATTTAATTGCAGATGGGTAGTAGTATTGTTTTACTGGCATTATTTTTGAATGATTCAATGTAAATAAAACTCCACCGTCTGGTTCTACTATCTGTAGGTGATTCAGCTCGTATGAGCCAGCAGTGTAATGATTTTGTATTTTACTTTCAGAAAGAGAATATCTGTAGAATGCAACACAATCAATTACAAATGGTTCAGATTCATTAGAAGGACCACTCATAAATGAAACTGTTAGGTTGCTAAACGGGTACGGCTCGGAAATAGATTTAGTTGATTTACTTACTCCATTAACATATAATATAATTGAAGATCCATTGTATACGGCAGAAATGTAAGAAGCGGATGTTTTTTCTATTTTGGCAACTGCAACCGACGAACCTATTTTAAATAAAACATTTCCATTTTTATAAGTTAAGCCAATTAAATTTGTTGTGTCAAATGCTAAAGGTATTTCATTGGTGGATGTTTGTGGCGGTTTAAACCATAAGTCTATAGAAAATGGATTATTTTTGTATGTTGATGTTGCCATTCCTGGAGTTATGTATATAATTTTTGTATCTGAATTCATTTTTGTTCCAGCTATCGATCCAGGAACTAATGGCATTAATACTGCATTTGATGAGTTAAACGATACTCCATTATTACTATTTCCAGAATAATCATATATTACCGACCCTCCGAGATTGGCATAAGAAATACCATTATCTCTTAAATCAGCGTATGTAGCATATTGTGTTTTAAGGGCATCATATGAAACTGTGGTGCCAGATATTACTTCATCTAATAAATAAAATGATGTTGGGTGGTCATTTAAGACTACGCTTTTGTATGACATCCCAAACCTACTTTTCTTCTAGTGATTTTACTCTTGCTGTAAGTTCTTGTACCGCTTTAATTAATGGAGAAATAAATTCTTCGTATCTTAATGCTTGTTGTCCTTCTGCATCATTCACATCAGAAATTACCCAGCCGCCGAAGTCAGCAATATTGACTTCATCTAAGACAGACTTTACCTCTTGTGCAATTAATCCGTAATGTGTTCTATCTCCACCAATTTTATTATATTTAACTGGGTTTAATTTATTAATAAAATTTAATCCAAGGTCAGATGTCAATATATTTTCTTTTGTTCTTTCATCTGATATAACAGTTGCTGCTGAGTTTAAATATATGTTTTTCCATCCTCTAGTTACGTTATCTGTTCCAGAGTTAATTGGACCAAGCAAACCTAAAGTAAATGTATTTGTTGATAGTGGATACCAGGCAGAGTTGACTCCAGTTGTAGATGTTGCTGTTGTTTGTAGCGCAATTCTTGTTGCAATTGGATCAATAACAGCATTTGATCCTGCTGCGCCAGTTGCGCCAGTTGCACCAGTTGCGCCAGTATCTCCACGAGGAATTGTAAAATTTAAAATAACATTGCTAGATGTTCCAGTATTTGTAACAATAGCGTTTGTTCCTGCTGCACCTGTAGTTACTGGGCTAGCAATAGTAATTGTTGCTGCTGCATCACCTTTTGGACCAGTTGCTCCAGTTGCTCCAGTTGCTCCAGTTTCTCCAGTTGGTAAAACTAAATTTAAAACTTGAGATGGAGATGTGCCAGTAATTGTTGCAGAAGCTAGTGCGCCAGATACAACTGTTCCAATTGTTAAAACATTTGATGGACCAGGGCCACCAATTACTCCATCTTGACCTTTTGGAATATTAAATGTTAAAGATTGTGATGGAGATGTTCCGCTAATAGTTACCGAAGCATTTTGACCAGCATTTATTGTATTTGTTGAAGCAATGGTTAAAACGTTTGAAGGGCCTGTTGCTCCTTGGGGTCCAGGATGAGCAGCAATATATGTAGCAATATCATTACCTAAAATACCAAGATCTCTAGGTACATCGGGAGAATCCGAGTAACTTGGGAAGTGCCATCCATTAACGCCTGTAGTTGCCATTTTTTAATTATACCATTAAGCCTTTATACACAGAAAGGTGTGAGGTATATCTTTTGCCAGACAAAACTTCATTTACCTTATGAAGATACGGCTCTTGACTTGGAAATATTATTAGGCTGCCCTCTTGTGGCTTTATTGACAAGCCTTGGTTTGGAAACTCTATCTCGCCACCCTCATAGTCATCATTCAGATAAGCTATCATTGAGAATGCTAGTGTTGTATGTCCGTCATAGTTATCACAATGTGGCCCCATGCCAGAACCTGCTGCCCATTCTCTAATTGGAATTTCTCCCATTGGAAGTATATAATTTTTTCCGTCAATATTTCTTGACTTTAAATAATTATCAAGACACATTTCAAATGCCATTTTTAAACTATTACTTATGTAAAGAATTTTTTGATCTAGTCTGGAACCAGAATTATTTTCTTTTATGCTATTAGTTAAAACATTTTTATTTTTTCCGTATACAACATTGACATCATCACTTGCTGTCCATGGGCTCCACTGTGTTATTTTTGAATAACTATCTTGGCTTTCATCGACCTCATTGATAAAATCAACTAGTTCTTTTGGATAGCTTAAAACATTTTTAAAATGCCATATGCCATCTTCTAAAGCATTTGGTATGAACATGTGATACATGTCATTTGGATTAAAATCTTTTTTATCTTCTATCATTAGATATTCTCTACTTCTGAGGCTGGGACTGGTGCTCCGTACGGAGTTAGTCTTAATCCTTTGTCACGGATTTCTTTCCATTCTTCTTGCTCGCCTTTTTGATGTGCTCTGACTTTAGCTAACTCGTCTGCCCATTCATCTCTAATTTCTTGAGGATAATCAGACTCTTCTCTATCGTCCCAAAAAGATCCAAGCGTATATCTTGGCGCTCCTTTTACTACGGTAACCTCATGCATGTTTTTATGACCACCATGAAATATTAAAAATGACCCAGCTTTTGGAATAACTTCAAGTGGGGTTTTTCCATGTCTTGCATCAAACTTTAATGTTCCGCCTTCAAAATCATCATTTAAATATAAAAAACCAGCATATCTACTTCGTGTAAACGCACCCATTTTTCCTTCTGAGTCGCTGTTGTCTGAGTGCTTTGGTGCAAAAGCTCCTGGAAGCCATCTTTGCACATGAAAGCTAATCTGAGACATGTCTTCGAAAGACTTATTTGCTACATCTGCAGCAGCCTGTCTAAATCTATTTTTAAGATCAGTAAACCATGTAGGGCTTAAATTAAATTCAGCAAGCACTGCTTCACCATCAAATGGGTATCTGGCAGAGTATGACTCATAAAAAGATATTCCCTTCCAGTAGTCATCGTCAGTCTCAGCAAGTTTTTCTAGCAGCCCAATGACAGATTTGCATTCTTCTTTTGATATAAAATCTTCATAGAGATCTATATCTTCTGTTAGTTTAGTAAGCTTCATTACATACCCCCTGGCCCAGATTTATCTCCAGATAGATCATCATATTTGGTCGGAACCCCATCCTGTAAGTATCTCATGTTTCTAGGATTGTCGTGCTTTAATCTTTCAAATTCTTTTTTCATCCAATTAGCGGCTCCTAATTTCTTTTGATTTTCGAGCCATTCTGGGTGTCCGTCGTAAGGGTACATAACAAAATTTCTTACAAAGAATTTTTCTCCATTATATATTGTTTTTACGCCATGAAAATATGGTTCATCTGATGGAAAGACAAGGATGTCTCCAGCCTGTGGTTTATGATTTACCCTATCCCCATTAACAAAAAATTCAATATCTCCGCCGTCGTAATTATCATTTATATACATTGTGCAGGTTAATTGAAATTTAGATCCTGGCATGTCTCTTTCTGAAATAATAAAATCTGTGTGATATTGCATAGTCATTTTATTATCTAGGACATCAACTTGATCCGTATACTTTGAAAAAGAACATCCGCTAAAATGCCAATTAGGTTTTAATTCAATGCCGTGCCTATTAATATAATCAAGCAATACTGCATCATAGGCGGACTGAATTTGATCCACAAAATCTTTTTCTTCTATAAACATTGGGTCGGACTTTTGAGTATCATCTACTTCTAATGAATTTTTTGCTTGGGAATAGGTGCCAAAATGTGCCCAAGGGTCCCAAGTCTTTAAAAGGTACTTGCCTTCAGATGTCTGCTCTGATTTTTTCATTGTCTCATACAGGGCCTGCGGATCTTTCAAAACATTTCTGTACACATCCACTTTTGGATATAGCTCTACGTATTCTAAATTTGTCATGGCTGTCTTTCTCCTGTGTGTTTCATTATCGTCCAAAAAAATGGCGAAGTAAATCTATTTCCTGCTGTTACTGGTCTTACCCCGTGTGTGTAGTGCATGTCTCCTGGGAAGAAATATGCTGCGCCTGCTTTTGGCTTAAATTCAATTCCGTGCTGTGGGAAGTATAGCTCTCCGCCTTCATAGTCATCATTAAAATAAAATAGTCCTGCTAAGTCATACCATGGAAAATCATTTGGTCTTCCCTTTTCTATTCCAGTGTGAAACTCTTTGTCTGCGTGTGGTTCTTGTCTTGCCCCAACTGGCCATCTAACAATTGCTGGGCCTGTCTCTTGAGCATCAACAGAAAAAAATTTATCCACTTCAATTTTAAGTCTTGCTATCATTGAGTTAATTAATTCTAATATTGTTGGGTCAGACTCCATTAAAGAGTTGTGAGTGCAAACCCTATCTTTCCATATATTTGCATCATACAAAACTAATCCGTCTTCATCAACATGAGTTTCGGTTTGATCCCAAACTTTATTGTTTAAAGCAAAACTTATAAGCCTTTGCCTTTCATCTTCAGTCAAAAAATTTTCTAGCTCTATAATATTATCTGAGGATGAGCCAAAGAAACCTGAAGGCGTTATTGACTTCGGTGCATATAGCTGTATGTCTTTATTTGCAATTTTCATTAGTTCTCTTTCTGTTAATACTACAATATAATTTTACCATGCTATTAATCTTTATTATCAATGACTTTTAATCTTATTGCTTTTACTTGGTGCTTCCCTAAAGATACTCCAAGGTGGTCTGTAGCATTACGGTAAAAATTAGTCCATTTCCCAACCGCATTTGATTCCGACCCAGCTTTGCTATATTCTTTAGAATCAAATGTTCTTTCTGGCATTTTTGAAGAGTCAAAAAACTCTATTTCGGAATCCTGCAAAGCTTCAAGGTTTATTGGCATTATTGAAAATATGGGCGTGTTAGCTTTTATTGTTATTTCAACATTTGGCCTAGTTACTCGGATCGCACAAGATAAATCTCCACTATAAAAAGAAGAACTCATTATTGTTGTAAATGGCTCATACCCGTCTACAAAATTATTAGGGACTGGCATAGTGAGGAGGCTGTGGTTTTCATCTGTTTTAAATGTTATGCCAGTGTTAAAACTTACCGTAGCATTTGATCTTTCGGCATAAGCATATTTATCTCCAGATAATATTTTTACGTGATCTGGTGTGGAATCAGATATTCCGTCCCATATAAAAGTTATATCTTCTGGGAATGAGATAGACCAGCCCATTTGATTTGGTAATCCAACTGGAAAACATTTATATGCGTGAGCTTCCCAAGTTTCATCCATCCAATCTCTTTTTACTGATAAGGGGAGGACTGTGGCTGAAATATCTTTTGCTCTATAGGCTTTGAGTTTTACCATCGTTTAATCTTTTTTCTACAAGTGCACGATACTCATCATTATGAGTGTTATCGTTATAATCTAGCATTGTAACTATAGAATATTTTTTGCCTTCTTCTACTGGCATTGCAACATGAGAATAGATATATGTGGACGGGAATATGTATAAGTCACCAGCTTTTGGCTTAATTTTTAAGTCTAATTTTGGGAACCATAGCTCTCCGCCAGTGTAATCATCATTTGGATACGCTACCAGAGACACCGTTGCTGTATAAGAAAACCCGTGGTCGGCATGCTCTTGAAAATGTTGTCCTGGACCATAAGAAATAAAATTCATTACTTCCCAAAAATCCATTCTTACGCTATGAAATGAACAATAGTCTTCTGCTGCTGGCCCCTGTGTATCTTTGGCATCTTGCCATATATCATTTATTCGTCTATCAAAATCATTTCTTATTGTTGGCACTGGGCCTATCTTTACATCTTGGCAATCTCTATAGCTTGGCCTTGTTTCATCATAGCCAACTGTTGCGCCTCTCCAGTTGTACTGCCCATTGCTTTCATTAACAACAGAGACAAGCCTTTCCATTAAATTTAGTTCTGGCTTAACTACGTCTCTATATACCCATAACCCAGGAAATAGGATTTCTTTGCTTGACCAAGTTTGATTCATTTTTCTCTTTCTCTCATATATAGTTTATCATATCATCTGGTAATATGTCAATAATTAAATGCACTCTATCAAAATCAGTTGGGTTAGAAACGGAGTGTGGCATTTGATTATTAATTTCATACCATCCGCCCTCTTCCATATGTATTGTATTGTCCATTACAGTAAATGTTATTAAATCTTTTGTTATTATGGGTACATGAACTCTTCTAGAATAGTGAAGCAGGGCTCCACCATCAACATGCTTTGGTATATAAGAATTAGAATTTAATTTAACAAATTCACACCTTATTATTTTGCCAGAATAGTATGACTCTAAATCAATAAAAATTTTTTTAAGCTCTTGATCTGATAGACTATTTTTAAGAAGATTTACATAATTGGTTTCAACTGGGTCGCCAACAATCCAATCGTAATCTGTTTCACAAATTCTAAACATCTGTGTGCTTTTGTGAGTATACCCTTTTTCTTGCCTGCTTTGATCAATCAGCCATTCATTTGAAAAATTAGAAATTTCATCTTTAATATGATTTATTTCAAAATGACCTAGGTGAAGTATTGACCACTCAGTATTCTTTTTTAATCTTTTGTACATATTCGTATACCTCCATGTCCAATAAATTAATTTCTTCTATTCTATTTATATGTCTTTTATCAAATTTAATTCCTATATCATAAGAGGAATTTGCTTTGTCGGAATGTTTAAATGTTGAAAATCCAAATTGTTTTAATAAGCTTTTATTTAAATCTATTTTAAATAAATCTAGTTCTTCTAGCGTATAAGCTTTCATTTTTTCAAGACTTGAAATTACATTTTTTATATCTAATTTATATCCTTCTAAATACCAACCGCTGCTAACTGTATTTTGAAATTGTAATATATCCTGATTAAATTTTTCTATATTTAATTTACCAGTTAAAAATTTTGACTGCAGGTTGGATTGCATTTCGCATTCTTCCCCATAAAGCCATCTATCTAATTTTTCTTCAGCTTCTTTTCCCGCTCTTATTGGTCCTGTTGTATATTTAAAATAGCTTATAAATCTTTCTACTGGGTCTCTAACTATTGTAAAAATTTCTGGACTGTCCATATAATCTAAAGGCATTAAGCCAAAATGACCACCAACAAACCTACTTTTTTTTATTTTTTCTACATCTATTTTATTCCTATTGGATATACAATGCTCTACCCCATTTGATATCAAATGGGGTATTACATTATTCTTTATGTATATACCAGATGTTCTTGGAATATGCAGATGGTATATTGACACTAAAAAGCTTTACGGTTGTGTACTACTAGATCTCCCGCAATTAAAATATCATTTGGAGAAGCATCAAATTCATAAACGGTTCTTTCTTCATTTATAATTTTTGTTGATTCTACTACTACCTCTTCAAAAATATTTTCATTATTTTTTACAAATATTGAATCTCCTGGTTCAAGAATTCCTGTTGTGCTAAAGAAATATGTGTCATTTTTCTTTGCAAGAATTGTTTGTTCTAGTGAGAATCTCTTAGAAGAGTCATCATTAATAATCATAGTTGCATCTTTTATAGAAGGCTTTACGGCTCTAATTTCAGTTTTTACTAGATGTATATTATTAATTGAATCTGTAGACCATGTATAAGGATCGATTTCAAATTCATCAAGCAATCCATCCCATGTTGCTGACCATACTTGGTCACCTACTTGAATTTCTTTTGCTTTTTTAAATTCTACTGTGTCATTTGGACCCACTGTCATTACAAGAGTGTCTTGATCAATGCAATAGAACCCTGGTGGGGCAAAGAACCCTGGTGGGGCAAAGAACCCTGGTGGGGCAAAGAACCCTGGTGGGGCAAAGAACCCTGGTGGGGCAAAGAATGATGGTGGTGCGAAGAACCCTGGTGGGGCAAAGAACCCTGGTGGGGCGAAGAATGATGGTGGTGCGAAGAACCCTGGTGGGGCAAAGAAGCTTGGCGGGAAGAACGGTGCCAATGTTGTAACAGAATTTGATGATGCTGAATATGAAGAGTCTCCGTTACCATTTGTAGCAAGTACTTGATATGACTGTGCAGTGTTTGCTGTTTCTGGTACAGTGTGGCTTACTCCAGCTATTGAATATATTGGGCCATCGCTTGACTTAAGCTTGTATCCAGTTATTGCTTTTCCTCCATCAGCTGGTGCAGACCAGGTAACATAGTCTTGGTTAATCTGTGCTGTAGCTGTTGGTGCTCCTGGGGTAGAAGGAACGGTTGTTGCGGTAACTGAGGCTGAAGCGGTTGATGGCTCGGAATCTCCAAATGTATTTTTTGCAACAACTGTATAGGTGTAAGGTGTATTAGAAAGAAGACCAGTGACTGTAATAGGAGAAGAAGTTCCTGTTCCAGTTCGACCTCCTGGGCTAGCTGTTACAACATACTCTGTTGCTGCGTATGGCCCATCTGGTGTAAACGATACTGTTGCTGCTCCATCATTAAATGGACGGTTGGTTCCAACATCTGTTGCGCTTACATTGATTGGCTTAAATGGCATCAGGAAGTCATTCGAGCCCTGGCTCATTCTACCTACTTGTTTTGACATGGTTATTCTCCTTTAATTTTTGATTAAGCTGTTAGGTCTCCGAAGATTAACCATCCAGTTGAAATTTTTAGTGCAGTTACAACTGAATTGTTAGCTCTGAATTTGCGTCCTGGTGTTCCAATTACTCCATTTGTATCTGCAAACGAAGCTCCTGTTCCAGTTTTTTGCCAGAAGTCAATTGATTGACCAGTTGAATATCCTGTTGCAGGAAGTGTTACAACAACTGCTCCTGATAGTGGAATAAACTTATCTTGTTCTCCAGCTCCAAGTGTTACAGAAGAAACAACTTCTGTTGCAATTGTTGTGATAGATGGTACACCTGCCCGTGCCTGTGTGCCATCAGAGAATACGATTCCTGCTGCTGGTAGAGTTACTGTTCCAGTAAATGTTGGAGAAGCAAGTGGGGCAAATCCTGCAATGCTTGCTCCTGCTGGTATTGTAACTGTTCCTGTGAATGTTGGGGAAGCAATAGGTGACTTTGTTGCAATTGAGTTTGTAACTGTTGTTGAGAATGATGCGTCATTTCCAAGTGCAGATGCTAACTCGTTAAGAGTATCAAGTGCTGCTGGTGATGCTGCTACTAGATTTGAAACAGCTGTTCCTACGAATGCTGTAGTTGCAACCTGTGTAGTATTTGTACCAGCTGCTGCTGTTGGTGCAGTTGGTGTACCAGTAAGTGCTGGTGAAGCAAGCGGCGCCCGTAGGGCAATTGATGCAGCTTGTGCTGTTGAAACTGGCTTATCTGCATCTGCAGTGTTATCAACAGATCCAAGTCCTACCATTGTCTTTGTAATTCCAGACACAGTACCTGTAAATGTTGGTGAAGCAAGATTTGCTTTAAGCGCTAATCCTGAATTAACAGTTGCAGTTAATGCAAGTGCTGAGGTGTCTGCAATTCCATGAATATTTGTTGTATCTGCTTCGTGTGATGCAAGTGATGCAGATGAAGCTTTTGTATTTACAGATGTTTGTAATGTTGCTGCAGCAGTATTTATTGCTGTAACATCTGACTGCAATCCTGTAATTGCATTTTCTGCTGTATTCAAGTCTGTTGTCAGAGTTGAAGTATCGGTAAACAATGTTGCTATTGATGAGTCGTAGCTTGTAACCTTTGCAGCTAATGCATTTGATACAGTATTAATCTGGTACTGTATTCCAGAAGTAACTCCATTTACATATCCAAGCTCTGTTGCGCTTACATCACCAATTGTGGTGTCTGTTGGAAGGACAACTGATCCTGTGAATGTTGGAGAAATCTTTGGTGCTTTTCCTGCAAGATCGCCAGTCAAATTTGCAATCTTTGATTGTGCAATTTCTGCATAATCATTAACGTCTGCGTTGACTATTGTGCCATCTAAAATCATTCCAGCTGTTACTGTTCCAGATGGAAGAGTTACTGTACCTGTGAATGTCGGTGATGCTTTTGGAGCATATGTTCCTTCTGCTACAGTTGTAGAAAGCTTTGCATCAATTTGAGACTGGATACCGCTTGTTACACCTGCTAAACGCTGTATTTCTGCATTTACTACAGAACCAACTCTTAATGAATCTGCGACGAGGCCGCCAACTTCAAGTGAGTCTTTTGTGTATGTTGTAAAGTCAACAACTGTTGTAGGCTCTGCTGTTACGCCAGAGAATAGTTTCCATACGCCATCTGAGGCATCTCTTACAAGGCCTGAGTGCTGGTATGTACCGTTATTGAATGCTCCAACTACACCAAGATCAAGAACGTTTGACTGGTTGTTTTCACCAATATAAATCATTGGATCATCAATTGTAACGTTAGTTGAATTTACAGAAGTTGTTGTTCCATTAACTGTTAGGTTTCCTGAAACTGTAAGCGCTCCAAGAGTTGCTGTGTCTGCCTGTACTTGATCTACTTGAACAAGAGGTCCAGTAAATTTAGTTGTTGCTGTGATTGTTGGGGACAATGAAAGTATGATGTCTAGGTTATCTGTTGCATCTGTCTTTACTATTCCACCTTGTGCTCTAATTGCTGCAGAAACAACTTCTTTGCTTGTTGCGTTATCCCATGTTGAGCTAACTCCTCGTCCAGAAGTAACTGTTGAATCAATTAATGATGTAACTGTATTTGTAATATCTAGCTCTGAAGCTGGAATTTTACCTGAGTTATTTAATGAAGCAACTCCGCCAGCATTTCCTCTGTCTGCTAAAGGAATGTAGTCTAGGTCTACTGTATTTCCAAGTGCTGATACAGCTGAATCTACGTAGCCTTTGTTTGCTATGATTGATGTGTCAACAGAAACTGTTAGCTGGTTTGTTCCGTCATTGTATGACTTAGAAATACCATTTCCTGCTACAAGAGCTGTATTAACTGCATCCTGTGCCATTTCTGTAAAATATGAATCTGCTACTGCTATTGTAATAGTATTTGCGCCATCGTTGTATGTCTTTGTGAGACCATCTCCTACAACAAGGGCAGCGTTAATTGCATCTTGGGAAATTTCACCAATTGCTACGTCTGAATTATTTGCATATGCAAGGGCAGTCCATGTAGAAGATCCGTTACCGAATTTAAATAGGTTTGTGTCTGACTCGACACCCATTTCTCCTGCTGCCAAAATTGGATTTACTGAGGTCCACTGTGAAGCGGTTCCTCTTCTTACTTGAATTCTTACTGTTGACATATTTGCCACCCCTTATTTAGACTTATTTGGTAATTATAGCATTACAATAATTCCAAAACAATTAGCTAATTGTTCCAGAATCAAAGGTCATGCTGTATGTATCTGTGGAATGATTTCCACCATCCGCAAATTTTGTAGCTGTAGTATTTACTCCATTTGCAAAAACTGTATATACTGGCTGGCCGTCATAATCTATTGCCAGTCCTATATCCATAAATGTTAAAGCTCCTAGATCTTCTGCCGCATCTGTAAGGAGGGCAATTTCCTTCCAAGCACCATTAATCTGGATCTTTAATCTTCCAGTTGATGAGTCGAAGGCAAGGGGGGTTGAATTTAAGACTAAGTTGTCTACATTTACTGCTGCATCAAATGTTGCAGGTCCTGCTACGTTAAGGCCATTTTTAACCTTGAAGTTTTTATTTACTATTGCCATTTAAGTTCACATATCCCCTAATTGTTTTGGTGGGGTTTTGGAAGGACCCCATACCTTTTATTAATTATTTAATTAGTGTTGCATAAACCATTACATCTGTTGATGCGTAGGTTGTTGTTACTGATATTGAAACGCTACCTGAAGCATATGCTGCTGATACTGTTCCTAGGTCGGTTCCAGTTGTAATTGAACCAAATTCTGTTATTGCTACGTTATTGCTTGTATCAAGTGTTAGGAGAACTTCAGAAACCTGAGTGTTTACTCCATTCTTAAACTTAACAAGTGCCTTTGCTGTACGGTAGTCAGATCCTGACCATGTTAGAGCATTTACAGTTCCAGCTGAAGAAACTGTTGTGGTTGCTGCCCGTACTGCTGCCACATCATTTACATTAACTACTGTAAATGGTGTTGTACCATTCTTTACGGCTGTAAGAGCGCTAGCTGCTGTGGCTTCCGCTGAAGCCTGTGCTGCAGACTGTGCAGTTGCAATTGCTGAGTTACGATCTGTAACTTCACCTGAAATTGCTGTTGAAATTGCTGAATTACGAGCTGTAGCTTCTGCTGCAACTTTAGCTGTAGCGTCTGCTGCTGCTGTGGCTTCTGCTGCTGCTTTGGCAGCGTTGGCTTTTGTAGTTGCATCTGTTGCTGCTGCAGCTTGTGCTGCGTTAGCCTTTGAAGTAGCATCTGTTGCTGCAGTTGTGACTGCTGAAGCAATATCTGTTGCAACCTGTGTAGAGTTAGCTTTTGTTGCTAATGCTGTTGTAATAGTAGTTGTGTAATTAGCATCATCATTAATTGCTGCTGCTAATTCATTTAGAGTATCAAGTAAAGCTGGTGCTCCGTCTACTACTGCTGAAACTGCTGTTGAAATTGCTGTGTTACGATTTGAAACTTCTGTTGAGATTGCTGCGGTAAGTGCTGCTGCTGCTGTAGCCTCTGCTGCTGACCGTGCTGCGTTAGCTTTTGTAGTTGCATCTGTTGCTGCTGCAGATATTGCTGCAGACTGTGCTGCGTTAGCCTTAGATGTAGCGTCTGTTGCTGCTGCAGACTGCGCTGCGTTAGCCTTTGAAGTAGCATCAGCGGCTGCTGTAGCTTCTGCTGCAGTCTTTGCTGTTGCAATTGCAGTATTTCTATCAGCAACTTCTGTTGCAATTGCTGATGCAATTGCTGAGTTACGTGCTGTGGCTTCTGCTGCTACTTTAGCTGTGGCATCTGTTGCTGCATTTGCCTGTGCGCTTGATGCTGCACCTGCTGCATCGTATGCTGCTGCTGTTGCAGCTAATGCACGAGCATTTGTGAAATATAGATTTGATCCTTCTGCAAGATCTCCAGTATCATGGTTTGAAAGACTTGAAACTGTTCCTGTTACGTTACCAGTTAAGTTACCAACAATGTTTGCTGTAATTGTGCCTGCTGCAAAGTTTCCTGAGCCGTCACGCTTTACTACAGTATTAGGAGTGTTGGCTGTATCTGCTGATCCGCCGACTGTGCTGATGATAAAGGCTGTTGATGCCTCTGTTAATACGTTATATCCGTTTACCGTTGCGACGGAACCGTCGACGATAAGACCATTTTTTACTCTAAAGTTTTTATTTACTATTGCCATAATTTATGACTCCTCTTACTGCTTTATTTTAACGCTGTTCTGAAATACCTTACAGTTACTTCGCCTGATACTGGTGTGACTGTTAAACTAATTATACCATTCGCAGATTCAAAAGCTGTCGTTGCAATTGATGAATTAGCGTTTGTTACAATGTTAGACTCTGATACATATATGTCAGAAGATCCTCTTAATGCGGTTATGTTGGAAAAATATGATTCTCCAGTGGATGCCTTTACAATTTGTAGAGCATATGATGCCGTACGATAATCTGCTGAGGCATATGAGTCTATAGTCGTCTTGTTTTGAATTCCTGCGATTGTTAGATCGTTATTTCCTTCTAGGCCCATCAAGGTTTCGATGCTTGCCGATGTATTAGCAAGTGTTGCCACTGAAGTTGATAGCGAATTGATTTTATATGTCAACGAGCCTGAATCTGTGGAGTTTGTTACACCAACCACATTTTCTAATGCTTCAATTGCGTCATTTGCGTTAGCATGTTGTGCTGCATGTCCAGATAATTCATCCGTAGATGCTGGATTTGTGAGATTGTCTTTGCTTACTGGAAAGTTACTTGCCACTATGTCCTCCTGGCGGTATTGCCTTAGATAATTATACCGTATGTTTTTTATTCAAATAAAGAATTACCATTTTTTAAGTGGGCACTCAGCTCTTAAAAGTTTTGTTTTTAATGGCATAAAACATCCGCATTGTTTACACTGTTTTGTTAAATCTATTAGTTCTGGGCAGGCCTTGCAAATGTCATATCTTCTTTCAGATTCTGATTCCTCGGCATATTCGGTATTAGGATTTAATAGATCCCAAGGCCTTGTTTCCCCTAATTTTTCTTTGTACTGCTGCCATCTACTTGTCATTCATAAACTCCTGGAATTATGAATTGACCTCCTTGATATAGCCAGCCAGGTTCTGCTCTGTCTGCATGCCTCTGGACATCTAAAGTTACATGTACAATAATTGGGTCTGAAACCATAATTGAATATGTTTTTTCATTTGCCATTACAGTTTCACCATCCATATGAAATTCAAATACTTCTGGATCTACTTCTCCAATATCGGTTATAGAAGATAAATTTAAAAATTTTTCTGCTAGATCTGGTCTAACTCCAATAAAATCAACAATTGCTCCGTCTATAATTAAAGCTAGCTGTTTAGCTGTATTGCCAGATGCAATTTGTCTAGACTTTACTCCTTCAAGAAACCAGTCTTCTTCATTTAAATTAATCATAGTTTATTATACCTTTCAATACAGATGGTGTCAATATGTTATGCATAACAAGTGTCTCTTGATCCGTCTGAGTTATATCGAGCATCGCAAGCACCTACGCTATAGCATGTTGAATAGTTTGTACTTGCTGAGTTTGTTACATCGTATGACTTGCAAGCATATTTTCCAGTAGCAGTTTTAGTAACATTTGGACAATTAGCATTTGTAGTTGTTCCGCTTAGTGAACCAGCTCTTGTAGATCCTCCTGGACAGGACTCTGGTGCAAAGTGATAGCTCATTGTAGGTGTTGTTGTGTAATTACATACACATGCAACATAAGTACATGCTCGTGACTGATAGAATGGACCTTGTTCTGTTATAAGTGCTGTTGAGCAGTCTGCATACCGATAAGTTCTTGTTCTTCCAGCGGAAGTTCCGCCTTCTAATGAATTACTTCCACAAACGCCAGACCACGAAACATTATATGTGTAGTCCGCATCTACCCAACCTGCAGTACATGTAGGAACACAATATCTTGATGTTGAATATGAACCATATTCCATTATATTATCTTGAGTACAATCTGCATATCGATACAGTCTGTATCTCCAGCTATAAGTTCCAGACTCTGAATTGTTTGAGCAGGTTCCGCTCCAAGTTGCTCCACCGTATGTCCAGTCTGCATCTACCCATGCAGCAGTGCATCCTAAAGTAACAGTAGCAGTACCAGGTGAACCAGTTTTATTAGATGTCATTACAGATGTTTGTACTCCATAGCCTTGATAAAGGGTAGATCTTGGATAAACAGTAAAATAATTTCCTTCATTTCCAGTAAGAATTGACCATGTGTAATTTAGCTGTGTTGAGGGAACGTTTATTGTTGTAGTCTCATTATTTCCATATTTAACAACGTCATAAGAAACGGCTCCAGGTGCTGCCGTCCAATACATGTAGACTTGCTTGTTTGTATTTATTGGAGTTACTGTTACAGTAGCACTGCCAGATGTTCCAGTTCCAGTAAATGCTCTGTTTCCCTGATCTGTAACTGATCCATTGTTTGTTGTTACAGAATATGTTGTTGCATTTGACGATGCCGTCCAAGAACCGCTATATGAAAATCCAGAATTTGAAATGCTTACAGATGGCTGTGTCGGAGTTGCAGTTGTTTCTGATGCCGTCATTGTTGATACAACTGGAAGAACTATAGTTCCAATATCTCCAGTTACAGAAACATTTCCTCTACCATTAATTGCAGTGACTGTGCAACTTAAAATTTGATCAATGTCTGCTACTGCTGCTGTATACGTTTGTGATGTTGCTCCAGATATTGGTGAAGAACCACGCTTCCATTGATATGTATAAGAAGCTGGGGCGTATGCTGGTTCTGATTTCCATAAAGAGCTAACAGTTAAAACGGCACCAACTTGACCTCTATATGTGGTGCCAGTATGTGTAAATGTTGGTGTTCCTAATGATTGTGGTAAATTTGGATATGCAAGTTGCCAGCCATTATTATAAACATAGGCTTTTTTAGCAGCAACAAATTGTGATCCAGTATTTATTTTTAGATCTTTTGCCTCTTGCCAATTTGAGCCATCATTTATTTTCATTTATATCCTAATATTGTATATAAATATCTCCAGCAACCATGCCTGTAGTAGGAAGTGTGCCAGTATTATTATAGAATGTTTTTGCTCCTGCTGATATTGTTGTTGAGCCTCCAAGTGCTACTGCCGTTCCATTTATAGTAATAGATGAATTTGCTAACTTATTGTTGGCTATTGAGCCAGCAAGCATTGTATTTGTTACAGTTGCAGAATCTAAAAGTGTAACTGCTGTTCCAGATATTTTAGATTTATCAATTGCTGCTGAAGCACTGATATCTGAATTAACAATAGTTCCATCAGCAATCATTGTTGATGTTATTGTTCCAGAAGGAGCAGAAAATGTTCCAGTAAATGATGCATTATTAATTGGTGCATAGGCTGCTAAATTAAGAGTTGCCCACGATGGAGATGTACCATCAGTCATTAAATATTTTCCAGCATTGTTAAGTTGTGCTGGGAGAATTGAAATACCAGATACTGTTGCACCAGAAAAATCTACTGTTCCAGTAAATACTGGTGAAATCTTTGGTGCATAAGTTGATGATGCTGTTGATATAGATAATTTAGTATCTAATGCGGATTGTGTAGCAGTTGATATTGGTTTTGATTCATCAGTTGTATTATCTACATTACCAAGACCAATCATTGTTTTTGTAATACCATTTACTGTTCCAGTAAATGTTGGGGAAGCAATTGGTGCATATGTAGATGCGGCAGTTGCAGAAGATAATTTAGTTCCAACTAATGTTGTTAATGCTGTCCCTGCAGATTGATCTGTTGATATGTAATCTGCTATTTCTTTAAGTGTATCAAATGAAGATGGTGCTCCATTTACAACATTTGCTATAGCTGTGGTTATGTCAGATGTTCTTGCAATTGTTGAAGGTATAACTGTATCTAGTATTTTTCCACTAGATAATCCAATTTTTGCATATCCTCCTGGCAGATCAGCATCTGCTTCAGAAACATATGCATCTAATGTATTACCAAGTCCTGCTGATGTTAAGAAATGTGAATTTGCATATGCTAATAAATCATCGTTAGCTTGATTTAAATTAACATATACATCTGTAAATCTTTGGTTAGTAGCTGAGATTGCTCTTGCATCTGTGAAATAAAGATTATTTGAGCCTTCTGTTATTGCATCTGTTGTCCCAGAAAATGTTGAACTTCCTGAACCAGCTGGACCCTGTGGACCAGTTGCGCCAGTTAATCCTCGTTCACCTTGTGGGCCTGTTGCGCCAGTGTCGCCTTTTAATCCCTGTGGACCAGTTGCACCAGTTGCGCCAGTGTCGCCTTTTAATCCCTGTGGACCAGTTGCGCCAGTTGCGCCAGTTGCCCCAGTAGCACCAGTGTCACCTCTTAATCCTTGTGGGCCTACGTCTCCACGAGGAATTGTAAAATTAAATAACGGTGCAGTTGGTGTTCCAGTATTTGTAATAGAAACAGATGTTCCTGGGTTTCCAGTTGAAACTGTTCCAAGCGTAATTGTAGATGATGCTCCACCTGAAGACAGTCCAGAAACAGCTGCATTAATTGCAGTATTCCTATTTGTAATTTCAGTTGATATTGCTGTATTTATTGCAGTATTTCTATTAGATATTTCTAATGCAATTTTATTATCTGTATAAACATTTGCTGATGAGGTTGCTAATGTTACTGCTGCTTCGTCTTTAGAATCTGCTGAGGTTCCTGCCGCTGCTAAAGTTTCTATTTTTACTGCAGAAGTTTTGCTACTTGCATCGGCTGCTGCTGTTGCAATAGCTTCTGATTTGGCAGCAGATATAGCTGTATTTCTATTTGTAACTTCCGTTGCAATTGCTGCAGATATTGATGATGCTACTGCATCTATTGCTCTTTGGTTTGTAAAATATTTATTGCTACCTTCTGATACAGAGGTTGTTGATAGCGTTGCAATTGCTGTTGCTAAATCTGCAGATACGGACATTGAGTCTGGAAGTTGTGAGGTGGGTATTTTACCAAGAGCATTTAGTGTTGCTACTCCATTGGCCTCTCCAGCTTTAAATGCATAGGAAGTTGTTGCATTCCATCTTGAGCCATTACCAATTTTAAACTTTAGGCTGTCTGTCTCAATTCCTAGTTCACCTGATAATAGTATTGGGTTGTTGGACACCCAGTTTGCTGCTGTGTCTCTTCTAAGTTGTATTCTTAATGATGCCATTTTATGAACCTCCTGCATCAACAATTATACCATCGTTGTCTGCAGAACTTCCTCCTTCTAAAACTTCGTCTTGTACTACTGTAACGCTGCCTTCTGGGTTTCCGCCATCAAGCAATGTTTGGTTTTCAAATGTTCCGCCTTGGTTTGATGTTGAAGGACTTTGTCCGTCGTATCCAATTACAAGTGGTAATACTAGATCGGGAGAATCTGAAGTATTTGTTTCCTTAAATGTAATCTTATTCTGAACATCAATTGTATGAACATTTCCATCAAATGTGTGAGTATGCATATAAAATGGTGTTGGGTCTGTGCTCGGCGGGGTAAGCTCTACCCAAACCATACCATTGTATATTCTTAAATTCTTACTTACTACATTGAAGTATATATCTCCAACAGTGGCTATGTCGGGGTTCTCCATAGAAGTAAGAAGATTAAGTGCAACCTTCATTTGTCTGGACATTTTATTATCCTACAACTACTACTTTATATTCTCCAGCTGA